CCGATGTGGTCGGGTTGACATTTGTTAAAGCTGATCCGCCCGCAGTATAGTTTGTTCCTGATGCCTCTGCGGTTGTAGTATAGGCGGTAGTAGAAGCACTCATTGTCGCTGAACTTGTATATAAAGCCAGCTTAAAAGAGTTTCCTCCAGATGCTTTAAAGTTATGTACCGCTTGCAGAAGCTCGCTTTTGAAAGAAGTACACATTGCCTGTGTTATAGCCATTATAGTCTCCTAATAATTTCCGCAAGGTCTTTATTCCCTTGCGCCTCTAATTGATTACCTATTGTACACATATGGTTTTTAATTGCCTCTTGTATATAATGAGTAATTATCAAGTGACACTTATTTTTAAAAGCATGGGCTTGCGCTTTAATTGGTTCTGGTGCTGTGTCGCTCACCGAAATCAATTTATTAGTAGCCATTTCAGCAACTTCTTCTGCTGTATGACCCCTACCATGAGTTGTCTTTACTCCAAGATCCCCTATAGAAAGTATAAACGAATCTGTTTCCATTTAATATGCCTCTGGTTCTGGAGGACCTAAAGTAATCTGTTCTGTTCTTCCTGAAAAACCCTTATGAACTTCTTCTTTTTCAATTTCAGAAGACTCTGTAATATCTAATTGTCCTTTATTTAGATACACAACAGGCGGATTTTCCAACCTGTGATAACCATATAGTTTTTGTTCCTCAGGCACGTTAGTATCTAACATAGAAGAACTTGCCGCAACTGAAACATCAATTCCAAGATCCATACATTTAGCTAACCAAAACTCACAACACGCTCTCCCTAGTTCACCAAAATGAATATTAGTGCTATAACTAAAATCAGCACCATACATATTGATAGAACCTACTTTATTTAAAGCCGCAAAAGCAATAGCATAAGCAATCGTATTATTTAAGTATCCACACCCTAATTCTTTTACCACTTCTTTTAAAGGATATAACTCAATAGCGGGAACTCTGTTGTCTTTTTCACACGAATATATCGGAATTTCCAGTTTAGGAAGTGTTCTACACATTACTTGAGTTTGTGGACCCGCATCAAAGGTATCAAAAAATCGAGAAACAGGATCCATCACAAATACACGATCACATTTTATAACCGCACACATAGAATTAACCGCCCAAACTTCATCATATTCCTGACTGTGGCTAATGGACATATGATAATCTAATTGACTTCTTCCCATTGAGACAATGGCTATTTTCTTGCCTTTCAACTTTTTAATCATTGTGGTTGTGGTCTTAATTTATCATAACGGTATTGATCTCTGGTTCCAAGGGCTTCGTTAAAGTTTTTAAGTTTCATCAACGCTTCTTGGAAACGAGTTTCATAGTATTGGAGGTCGTTTGGATCGCCCTTCATAAATACAGATGCTTCCACCAAAGCCCCATAAAAGAGAGCATCTTCAGCATTCGTTGAAAGCCATGTTGTTCCACTATCCCCTGCAGCAGTCAATGAAGCAGGTCGATAAACATAGTGGAGCTCAAAAGTTAAATTTGCATTAGGTGCTGGTGCCAACATAAACGTGTCTTCGTCAAACGAAGCATAGTATTTAGGAACACCTGTTGTCGCCGAAGCAGGGGTATAGTCTCTAACCCAAGTAACTTGTTTTAAGTTCAAATAGATATAGTTACTGTCTGAATCAATTACTGCTAAACTTAAGGGGTCAAGATAATCAGACGGTTTCCCTAAGTAAGAATTACCAGAACTTGCTGTTCCTGTGACATTCTTACGAAACTCGTCTAATTGAACTGTTTTTAATATCTTTTCTTCTGACAATTTAATGAAAGTGTCTAATGTACTCACAAACGTAGACTCATCATTATCCGTGTAGTTCTGTATTGCCGTTTTTAAACCTGAATATGTAAAGCTCATGTTGTCACCGTTATTGTTCCTAGACTTGCTGTAGCCTCAAGTCCTGTAAAGTATGTTCCTATTGTATCTGCCGTCGTGTCTGTCATAGGAGAGGCAGCCCCAGCAGTTACAACACCTAATTGGGCTTGAGGTAATGGTACCTCAGGTCTGGCTTGATATAAAGTTTCAGGGTCTTGTGTTTGTTTAGCCGGAGTATCTTGAGGCTGTCTAGGTTCGTAACATTCAGGACAAACCTTTAGGTTGTTCCACTCAACCATCATAGAAAGGTAAGGGTACGACCAACCGCAACGATCACATATTGCTAGTGAGTGTGTGCCTTTTGCATAAGCCATTAATATGTTGCCTTAGGCACCAGATGAAGACTTGCTCTTCCTCTATCTTCGTCTTGCGCTCTTCTTAGGTCTTGTTCATATATTTGAGACAACATAGGAACTCGTTCGGGGTTCTTTTTAAGAGCCATATAGTAAGCCAAGCCAGAAACCATAGGCGGTATAAACCGACTGGGTACTTCTTGGTCTTGGGCAGAAGCAGTTACATCATCAATCCGCTGAATCCTGTAGGATAAAAAAATATCAGTAGAATTGTCAGGTGTTGGCCAAAGGTAAAGAACAGGGGTAGTTTGCCTATCGACGAAAAACTCTGTGGGTCTAGCTTCAGTTGTTTTATTAGGAATATTCAAATATTCCATACGCCCTACCCTATTAACTTGATAGTCAGTTTGCTGCCCGTTCACTGTTCTTCGTATAACAGCTTCAATTACGTCAATATCATAAGAATTAAGCGTATAACTTGCTGTGCTCTCTGTTAGAGTTAAACTAACTTGAGCAATCGTCCAAATATTAATGCCTCGGTTCGACCAATCTGCAAACATAATGTTTAAAGATCGTCTAGCCGTTGCTGCATCATAACCTGTCCGAGCCTCTAGCCCAGCAAGTTCGTACGCTTCTTCTATTACTTCGCCCGTGTCTAAAGCGAATGTTTTAGTACCCGAAGTAGCCATTATTAACAGTGATATGCAACGAAAAAGTCACAATTAGCTAATACGACATAGGCTCCTGTAGAAAACTTAACTCCATTATTGGGTAGATAATGATCAAATGCTTCATTTGCAGCACTACCAAATTTAAATTCCATTAGGAGTTTAGTGCTACTAGCGCTTGTACCATCGTATACTTTTATAGTAGCATCTGCAGCACTTGCTTGAGCTTGAACAGATTGGATCCTTATAGGTCCCAAATTTGTTGCTGTCCCTGCTCCGCTACCGATAGTTCCTTGTAACTGTCCCGTAGCTGTCAAAGGTACCGATGCTTTTACATCTGATGAACTCATACGGTTCTCCTATTAAGCGTCAGCAAACGGTGTTACTAAAGTCCCTGAACCAAGTATAATTCCTTCTATTGAATACTTCGCAGAAGCTATTGCAGTACACCTTACGATGCTTCCTGCAAGTCCTCCTTTGGTAGTTCCGTTCATAGTTATAACATCATTGCTTGCGCCAGAAATAAAGGTTTTACCTGTTGCGTCAGTTACTCCTGTGTAAGTACCGCCAACAAACTTGTCTGTGCCATCCGTTAAGATGTCCATATCTGTAGCTGCTGTAACAACAACAAACATGAATTGAGCCCCTAAATTATTAGTTTGATTTGGGTCGGTGTCTTCACCTGGAGCCGTTGTAACTATAGAAGGTAGTGTAAATTTACCGTCTGCGTCATTACAAAGAAGTATTTTTCCTGCGTGTGCTGCTACTGTTATTGAGGTATCAGCAGTAAGACTCACAACAGCAGCGTTCCCTGCGGAAATAAAACCAGCTAGTGACCTAACTGGACCTGAAAAGGTTGATTTTGCCATAATTTTTTCTCCCGAAAAAAATAAGTCCTACCGTCTTGGCTTGTCTGCTAGGTCAGTCTGTAGGACAATTTATCCCTAGATAAAGTTGATGTGGGTTGAGTAGGAAACCCCCACATCACAGGTTCCATGTTACTTGCGTTTTAATACTCTACTTAGCATTAAGCACCAGGAGATCCAAAGATACCACGCCAGTCAGACCAGCCGAAGCTGTATCTTTCTCGTGCCTTGTATCTTACGTTTCCTGTTTCGAAGTCGCCTTCCATGTTAGTGGAAACTGCGGTTCGAACAAAGTGCTTGAGCCCATTAGGTATATCTGTTTTAATAAACCACGCATCGGTGTCTGTCAAATAATGATTCACAGCATAGCCGTCAGGGATCATTCCCATATTTCTAATTGCATTGATGTCATTATCTGAAGTTGCGACCCGACCTGGAGTATTTAACAACCGATCTGCTACGAACTGTAATGCAGGAGGACAAATTAGTCTTTGTGCCTGTGCATTAACTTTCAGACCTCTTTCATCTTTAAAGCCAGCAATATCAATTAGTGCTTGCTCCATAGATGTTTCGTTAAGGTCTGCAGCCGTGCTTAGTTCGTTCTTAAGGTCACCAGCAGTTAAAGAAGTATGATCGGTAGCGAAAAGTTCTTTACCGTCTCCTCCTGGATAACTACTACTAAACCCGTTATTCAACACATTAGCAGCTTTAATCTGCTTTGTTTGTTGCATAGAACGAGCAAGAGCACGAGTGTATCTTGCAGATAGGGTATCATACAGATTGTCTTCCATCGCTTCTTCAGTCAAGGAGAAGGCTAAAGCTACAGTATCATGAGTATAACGGGCTGTCCAAGTTTCTTGGGCAGTGTCATACTTAACTGCGGCACCTTCGCCTTTAACTGCTGCTTCCCCGAATCCAGAGAGCATCACTTCTTCCTCATAGGCACGGTCTGAATTTTCAGTGTTGAAAATCATTGTGTGCTCATCAGCGTAGCTTGAGTACTCTAGTCCGAATAAAGCATTAAGTCCTGGGACAAGTTCTTTAACGAGTTGTGCTCGGTTAATTGCCATTACTTATTCTCCTTATTCAAATGGATTGGCTGGGAATCGGAAAAAAGCCCTAGCATAAGCTGCTATTGAGTTGCTTGGTGTATCCACAAAGCCAACACAAAGAGCCACGCCAGAAGACGTTGTAGCAGTCACACCCTCAGCAGAACGACCGGTAGATGTACTACCAGCAGTTGTTGTGAGTGTGTATTTGCTGCCAATAAAACTTACAGCTGGTGTACCAGCAGTAAATTGAGCCTCGTAAACGATGTCAGGATCGTTATACACGTAGGCTTTGGCATCTGCACTTCCTAATGTAGCAACATCAGCAGTCCACATCTTTGCAAATGTAGGAGTGCCGTCAGTTGCCTCGTAATAAACGCCAGCAAAAACGCCAATAGGCGCACCAGTAGCCGTACCCTGAATGATATAACCGCTTGATAGATTGACGACATCGCCACTAAAAATAGAAGCATTTGTCGCACTAGCGATTCTCATTTGGGCAGGTCTAATAGTTCCACCAGTCATATGATATGCTGGTGTAAACCCGTTAGGGTCATTAGTGTTTGCCATAATTTATTTACCCATAGTTAAAGGTTAATCTTCAGAAAGATCCCGTCTGCTACCAAATTCCGTTTTCGTTCTACGATTCGGTTTTTCGATAGGCATAATAGGATTACTTTCCCTCATTAGTTCTGAATCAACTGCCTGCATGGACGCATCGGTCATTTCTTGGAAATATTCCTTACGTTCATCGACAATCTCTTCATCTATTTTTGCTAAGATTAAACCGCCAACCCCAATAACACCTGCGTGCTTTCCATCCTCAATTGTCGGACCTTGAAACTCAGGGTGAGTTTCAGCCCTAACAGGTTCAAATCCTTCGCGAATACGCTTAGACATATTCGTTTTGTCATCTTGCCCGAGAATGCTTTCACGGATCCAGCGATATCTATATCCTGGAGGTGGTTTAGGTGCGTCCAAACTGGACGGAGGTTGCCAAGGTTTTCTGCGAGTAGTTTTTTCTCGAACTTCAGCAGAACGGGAGTTGCGATCTGTCATATTATACTCCTATATTTAGACATACTTTGCGTATTCTTCTAATGGCACACCAAGTTTTTTAGCAATTGCTTGCTGACTTGCTGTGAGTTTTACTTTTCTGGACTTTCTAGTATTGGGGTTAGCCCCAACGCTAGTTCGTCCAACTGCTTGTACAGGAGGAGATTTACTCTCCCCTTGTTCAAATTTGTGTGGAAAGGCTTCTTTAATTCGCTCATCCAATTGTTCGTAATAGTCAGAAACAGTGGGGTTTATACCTTGTTCTTGCATTTCTTTATCAATTTCAAAGGCTGCAGACGTCATCACCCTATCTCTTCCGAACCAAGAGTTTTCTTCTTTTTGTGCCCAAGAGGTTGCTCTAGGGTCGATTGGAGGAGGAGGAGCCTTGTCCTGGCCATTACTCTGTGTGTTTTCTTTTTGTTTTTTATGACGAGCTAATGTTTCTTGTTCAACAGCCAGTTTGGCAATATCTTGTTGAGCATTCAAAGATTTATCTAAATCCCCTTCATACGCAGCCGCTTTATATTTTTCTTTAGCTATTTCTAAATCATTAGCAACACGGGCATTATACTCTTTAAAAAGCGCCTCTTTATCTTTCTCAGCGTTATTTTCAAATTCTTGAACTTTATCTTTTAAAGTTTGGGCGACCCGAAGCGCTTCATCTCTTTGTCGTTCTGCCTCACGCTGATTATAGGTAAGTTTATCGATTCTTTTTTGTACTTTATCGCTGTACTGTTCAACTTCCTGTTCGTGCTCATCTTGAGGAGAAGTTTCTACTTCTACTTCTTTAGTGCCCTCTTCCTTCATAGGTACTATTATTTCTCGTTCTAAATCTTCTTGTGCTTGTGGCATGGTTTCCTCCATGAATTATTTGAGTTTAGCGTAAAATTTTGCAAGAGTAAACTACTATCCTCCAAGTATGTCTTCGGGATCGTCTATTAGTGCTAAAATTTCATCGTCGTTTAAAAGGCGCAAGTCTCCTCCATCAATTTGGATACGAGCTCCTGCGTAGCGTCCAAAAATAACCCAATCACCTTCTTCGCACCAAGCACCTTCAGGGAACTTGTTCAGGTCTTTATAGGCATCTGGTCCAAGGGCTACAACATAGCCCACGACTGTAGTTAGACGCTCTCGGTCTACAGTTTGTTTAGCCAGATAGATTCCACCTTTTGTCTTCTCAGCAGGGGCAAAGGGTAAAATTAGCATTCGATAACCTGTTGGTCTGGGTAGTTTTTGAGACAATTTATCGTCGTTTTTCAGGTCATCTGGTGTAAAATTAGTAGGTTTTTTTGGTTCTTCAGAACCAAAATTAGAAACAAAGGAAGGGATCTCCTTCTTTTGTTTTTGCGCTTCATTCTTCATCTGGTGCGTCCATCCTTTTGTGTAGTCCAACTATCTCATTCTCAATAAAGTTCAGTCCCGTTATCTCGCCAATTAACCGTTGGTACTGAACATAATCAGAAGCTCCCCCGCCTACAAGAGTATTTTTTAGTTCCTCTTGTCTTTTACGGGACTGTTTTAATAAAAACTCAGTCGCAGTTATCCAATCCATAAACTAGCTTTTAATCCATTGAATAAAACTAAGTCCTTTGGTGGCTGCACCACCGCCTTTAACTTTTCCTTTTACTGCCTTAACCATTCCGTCACCCTTAGTATTCAATTTAACTGGGTTCTTTTGTGGTCCAGGATAAACTTTAGACTTTTTAGCCATCTTCTACTCCTAATTAGTTCTAGTTTTTTCGTCTGCCTCTCGGACAGTGTTTAAAATATCTGCGTAAGTTCTATCTGCCTCAAGTATAGAGGATTGTACATTCTTCTCTCTTTCAGCAGCAATCTTCATCTCTGCTATTGCTTCTTGAGATTCAATCTTATCTTTTTCAACTTCTCGTTTTTGTTCTGAAGCTACTGCCCGTTGCCTTATTTCAGCTTTCTGTAGTTCGATTATTGGATCCATTTTAGCTTTCTCTTCAGCTTCGGCAACTGCTTGTGCTCTGCCCGTAACTTCTGCTGTGGCTTGTGTTGCTTTCTGAGCAATTTCATTCATTATTTGTTGTGCTTGTTCAGGAGGCATCTGTTGAAGTTCTTCTAGTGGTGGTAGTGGCTGACCCATGGCTTCTTCAATCTCTAGACGATATTTCATCGACTGGTGTTCTTGTATATTAGAACTAATCATCTGAACAACCATTTCATTCTGTTGAGCCATCGGGTTTTGTACAAAAAACGAGTGTGCCTCAATATAGGCTTCATGGTCTTGCCATTCAAACGCTTTAATGGGTTTCCCCATCATTGCTGCTTGTTGTTCACTGATCGGATCTCTAGGGGGTACTTGAGGTTCTTCTTTAAACAGTGTTTGTGGGTTTTTAATCTCAAGCGCTTCGTACATTCGTCGATACGCTTCTTGCATATTATGTATTTCTGGTGCAGCTTGAGCCATTTGTAATTGTTGTTGTGCTATTAGTACTCTTTGAGCCATTGAAAAAATATTTGGATCGCTTATTGGTAGCACGTCAACACGATTATCAAAATCCTGTGCCATGACCACCTGTTCTCCACCTTCCGTCATGTAGGGATATTCTGGCGGTA